GCACGTGCCGCCCGCTCAAGGTTTTTCCCACAATTATGTGAGAACTGTCTCATGACACCTACTACCAAAAAACGACCAAAACGCGAATTCATAGATGAATGGACGACAGTCGGCAGGCAGACCGCTTGGTCTACCAATGTCGATCTGACATCCGGCACCGTTGGAACGTATGAGGACGTCTATAAGCCGCCGAGTGGTCCGAGCACGAAAACCGTGTCGAACCTTACGACGACTTTCAGGTGTGGTCAGGTGAATGAGGTGAGATCGGGTGTCAAAACCCGGTACGCTGGGATCATCCTTAATCGGGGTGGGATCATCAATACAGGTTACACCCGAATCGTCACCACAACTAGTGGTGGCGGTGGAGGGAGGACCGTTTGGTATCCCGATGGTAGCACTCAGACCGGCTGCGCGGTGAACGGTAGTTATACTGCCCAACTCGAAGTTGGTTATGTGTGGACCAGGAATAGTCCTTCTGTGGACACTGCGAAAGTAGTGGCTCACGCCAGGATGAAAGCCCTGAGTAACATCGATCGGACTCGTTTTTCGGTCCTGGAGGACATCGCCGAGTGGCGTAGTGCTCTGGGTACGTTGTCGGCTCCCTGCCGTGACGTTCTGAAGAAAGTTAGAAAACTTCAGACCCGAGTTTCGAAATTCCGTATCGATGGGAAGGGACGTGTCTTTCGCAAGGTTGAGAAACCTGGCACAGGCATGTACGAGCTTAGAACTAGCCCCAGGGAGGTGGCCCAATACATCGGGTCTACTTACCTTGAGGTGAAATTCGGGCTCGCTCAGTTGTTCTATACCGCCCAAACCGTGGGCGCAGAGATCGAAGACTCGCAAATTACCCGCGCAAAAGAGCAGCGCACAAGGCGCCTCCTCGCGAAGGGCAAACACGACGACTCGGGAAGTCGGTCCGGCACTGCGCCGGCCAACTCGCTTAACCAGTGGTGTTATCTCGACTACACTTCCACGGTGTCCGTGGTCGCCCGCGCTGGGGTTTTGTATACGATTAGGGATCCGTCCCATTTCGATGACAAATCCTGGCGCTACGGCCTTGGTTATAAGGAAGTGGTTCCAATCGCTTGGAACTTGGTGAGGCTTTCTTGGTTGGTTGACCGCTTTTTGGATGTTTCCAACAGCATACGTGCGATTGAGAACTTCCTCGACCCCGAGGTTTCCATTCTCGCCGGCTGGACTAGCACGCAAGTGCGTACACAGTTTTGTCGGAAAGCGTGGAGTAATATTCCTCGGAGCGGAGAGTCGAAGCGCACCGTTGATGGAGATACGGCAACAACTGAGACGATGTCCTACATCCGGAGCCCTTGGGCCCCGTCCTTGTATGACGTCATCCCCCCGTTCGAGTGGGAGTCCTTCCTCAACTCGACGGGTACGGCGGCCGATGTAATCGCATTGGTGGCAACGCAGCTGCGTTCTACCACTACAGCATTGGTCAAATTGGGCGTTAATGACTTGGGCTTTGGTGCACCACGCACCTCGAATCCCCCCGTCCCGGCTGAGTGGTACCGCTCCAAGCGGTCCATAAAGTACCGGGATATGATCGGGGGACGAAAATCCCGCAAGATACGCCTTTAATTCTGCGCGTCGTGATGACACGCAATAACCAGGAGAAATCTCATGATTTCGAGCACAACTGTTAAACATGACCCGTCCGCGTTGGCTGTCACCCCCACTGGGGGTGCAACGCATACAATTACCCTCCATAGACAAGGACAGAACGGGCTCGGTCAGACCGACCCGAACGCGAACGTCTTTGTCTATGCCGAAGACACGGCGAACGCCCTCAAGCGGGGGCAGCTTAGTGTCCAGGCTCTCCGTCAGACGACGGAGAAGGTTGTCGGCGGCACGGCACCTGGCACCATATTCATCCCGGGACAACAGCGTGTTGTCGCTCGGGAGTGGTACCACGATACCGAGACCGACCTCTGGTACCCCATTGACTTTAACGTGTTGTCGTCCGCGGACCAAGTACACGTCCCAACGGCTGCCGTGGTGGCTGCTCAGCGCAAGCTGATCCAGTTCCTGGCGACCCAAGGGTATGTGGATCTGGTTACCCGCGGTATGATTAACTAATAAGTCAGAGGGGATAATTCCATGAGTACTATTACTAAGAAAAGCATCGGAAATCCGAAGCGGGCTGCGTCGAGCCGCCCATCTAGTAATAAGGGTAATGAGCACAGCAAACGCGGAAGGCAAGACGGCGGTACCGGAGCACCGCCCCGTCGTTCTTTGCACTTCACGGTGGACCAAGTGTTCGAGAGAATACAGGCCGCCGTAAAACTTGATCTGTCCCCATGGGCCTCGCCCACACTCCTGTATGGCGAGTATCAAAGCCCGGAGGACAGCAGAGCACTCTACTGCAGACGTCAAATCGATGAAATCCACAAACGATACATACCCAGTACCACGAAGAGTTCGGAAATCCGACGCGCCACCATCGATGCTTTCTTGGCTAATCAAAAACGCCTTGTTAGCATTCGGGGTGGTATTGCTCGGATTCTCCACAATTCTGATAGGCACAATGTGCACGTGGAACGTGGGGGGATTTTCAAAGACAGGCTTTTCAGCCAGTATCAGCATGTCCCCTGCGAAGGGGCTTACGCTGGTGTTGCGTTGTACCGGATCCTGAGGAGGGCCCGCCTCATCGTCCAATCCGTCCTTGGCAACTTGGATGAGATTGAGATTATTGATGGGCTCGTTAATGGTACCGGTGCGACGTTTGGTGTTCCTTACCAGGACACTTCTGACGTTCGTAAGCTCACGCTTCCCATCACTGGGACTACAAGCGCGAGTACGCTCTTGCGGAGATTTATCTCGGAGGATCCGCTCCTTCGGGAGGCCGTGGTGAGTTCCAACTTGGGAACCGCCCCACATACGCCCGTCTTCGCAATTTATCAAGGTTCTAAGTTCGGTGTAGTCCCCAAGAATTCCCGTATCGGGAGAGGCATAGTTCCAAGCCTCACCGCTAACGGTCTTGGCCAGCAGTCCATAGGGCGCGCCTTTATAAGGCGCCTGCGGGCTGTGGGACTGGATCTCATGCGATTGCAGGAGTACCACCGCGACCATGCCCGGGATGCGAGCCTCAGTGGCGCGCTTTTTACCTGGGATGGCCGTAATGCCAGCGATAACTGGGTAACACCCGTTGTTGAATGGTTGATTGGTACCTCTAGTGGTTGGTTGTGGTGGATGAACCAGTTTCGTGAGCCTGTCGTCGATATCGACGGCCGGTATCTCCAGCTGGAGACCTACGCCACAATGGGGAACGCATATTGCTTCCCACTTGAGACGTTGCTGTTCTGGGCTATCGCTTGTTCTTCCCACCAGGAGTCCACCGTTGACAAGACGTCCGAGGTGCCGACATGGTACCTCTATGGAGACGTTTCTGTTTATGGCGATGACGTGATGGGTCCGAGCGAAAGTTATGAAACATACCGGATTGTTATTGAGGCTTTGGGCCACGAGACTAACCATCTCAAAAGTCACTTTGCCGAAGATGATCCGTTCCGGGAGAGCTGCGGCTTCGACGCGTTTTTGGGCGAGAATATCCGTCCCATTGCGCCAGAAGCTCCAAGTAACAGGAAGGGCTTTAACGCGCGCCGGGCGTGGCTGTTCAACGTGTTTAATCAGCTTTTTGAGAGGTACATCTCGTACTTCGGAGCTGGTTTTCTGTTCAACAGCTGCTTGTTCCGTGCGGCGGTAGACATCTTCCTGATCGAGAGGATGAAGGTTTTCATTGTCCCCTCGGACTTTCCAGAGGACTCCGG